TGTAAGAATCGTTGACGGTTTCCCCCTGCCCATCACCGATCTTCTTCACAATCACGCCCGTAAGAAGGGTAAAGCCCACAAAGTTCGCATTTTGCTGAGCGAATAGTCCGTTGAGGAACTTGTCATCGCTACTGCCGCGGATAACCCGCAGCTCTAACGTTGCTTGCGTTCCCGGCGCATTAAAGGCAAAGATGGCATTTTGATCTTTACCGATTTGGATATTCGCTACGTCATTATCGAAAGTAAGATTTCCCACCGTAGCGGTGGATAAGTCGCTAAAAACCCGGTCATTGATAATAACCGTGTCCTGCCCGACTAAACTTAAAGTTGCCATTATTTTTTCTCCCTAAAATTTCGGAGAGTGGATGTTGCTCCACTCTCCGAGTATTTTTTCTTACGCATTGACGTAAATTAAGATTGATGCCCCATGGACTGCGCCCGCTTCCTTCAAAGCAATTTGGCACAAGGGTAACCTACGGCCAGCACGTTCCGCGGCCGATTGATTGGCCAAGGGAGAGTGCCAAACGTAATAACCTTGTTCTTCAATATTTTTCAGGAAGTCTTCAGGATTGCCGAAGGTATCCGCAATCGTCCAGGTTCCCGGCGCACCGTAGCCGTTTACAATTGCTTGAGCGCAAACTTTGCGGCAAACGTTATCAAAACCATCGGCCCCAGCTTCGGTTTGCGGGATCTTATTGCTACTCATTGCCAGGTAGTTAAAGGCATCAATTTCAATCTTTTTGGCAAACCAAATCAGGTTGAAAACCTGATCAAAATATTTGTTGGCCCCAAAAGACAACACCTTCGACAAATTTTCGATACTGGCGAAAATGTCTGCTCCCGCGGACTCGGCCTTGCCCTTTAAAGTTTGGGTCATCGTGGTGTCAACGGGCACGGTGGCGAGATCCTTGAGATTCATCGTCAGCGTGGTGTTACTACCCGAGAAGTTCACGCATTGCCCACGGGAAGCATAGGCCGCAGCAAAAACCAACGCGCCTTCTTCCGAAAGGCCGTAGTAAAGGCCTCTTGTCCTGTTGTAAGAACCGCTACGGAGAAGATCTAACTTTCCACCAACTTCAATATCCGCAGGATCAGTCCCTGGGAAATAACCAATCTTATATTCCGGTTGAATGGTGGACGCCGCAGCGAGGAGTTCCGTTTGATCTAAAATATGAGTGGCCAAAATCCCAACGTATTGCACGAGGGGTTTTGTTCTCGTAATAGCATCAGAGATCGTTTCAATGCTACCCGCCGTAAAGGTCAAGGTAACGGCCGCGCTATCGCCGGTAAGGGTGTTTTCCGAAATTGCTAAAGAAGGTGTCATGTCTCCAGGGTTGGTGACAATAAAACCATCCGTGAAATCGCCCGTAACCGTTGCTTTATCTAAGGCAGGAATTGCCCGCAAAGCAGTCTGTACGGCCGCAGCATCTGCATTGTACGCAATATCACCCGATACCTTAGAAGTATCCGTCCCATAATACAGCACTACTTTTCCTGCATCAGGAGCAGCACTGAAAGTGATCTTCACGGTTGCTGGATTTAACGGGATAACCGCTAAATAACCATTGGCCGATAGGATGTTAGGCGATTGCGCGAATACCGCATTGGCCATTTTAGTCGTGATAGCATCGCTACCAAAATCGGCCGCAACTTCACTGGCCGTTAAGTAGATTTTGTAAGGATCAGAACCAAAGTCTTCTCCATAAGCATCATGCGAAAAAATCGCTAAATTACCCGTATTGAACTCTCCAAGCCCCGAGGGCGTGGCGGATACCTGAACATTGATAATGTTCGATATGCTTAAATTCGCCATTATCTTTTTCTCCTTTTCTAAGCGTTATTAATTTTCTCGGCGACTTGAAAACTATCAAAGTAATCAACCGCCTTTATCTTTTGCTTGCTATAAAATAGGCCTACATCAAAATGAAAACGGTACAGCATGGCATCGCCATCAAGTTCCGAAAGATTTTGCATAGACGCTCCACTCGGGATTGTCCCTAGGCGAATACCATTTCTCGTTTGCTGATTGCGGGAATAAGTAGAAGTAAGGGCCATCAATACTTCTTCCTTGCGTTCCATCGCTTCTAGGCCGCGGGAATAGATATTCACACTCATCGTGGCCATGCAGCTAATCGTTTTTATTTCATGGAAGATGTTATTGATTGATTTATAATGAACGTTATTTCCGGTAGGCCTTGTCGTTAGAACATCAGCGACAATGAACATCCCCGTATCTTTAGGCCAATTAAACTTCTGATTGCCCATATACACACGGCCAAAAAGATTTAATTCATGCGCTAAAATATCGCAGAAGATAGTGAAGTAATCTCCCACGATTAATTGTACGGAAGCAGTGTTTTCTTCCGCATCCGTGACGATGATTTCATCTATGCAGTTTCCCGGCCGTGTAAGGGCGGAGGGAGATGCGTAAGTCACGCTCCCATCTTCTAAGGTAAGTAAAGATCCGCCTGCGCCACCTTCCTTTAAAGAATATACGTAAGGTGTAACGCCATCAGTGGCAGCAATGTTCAGAAATGAACCGCAAGATAAGGCCGTAATGGGAGAAGAGATCGTCAAGCTCATTTACTCTCCTCCGGCCCTGCGCCGATATAATCTTCAACTAGTTCATATTCATAGAAGCCGTTTAAGGAATAATCCTTAACGCCCATGACCCGGTATTGCTTATCATTAAAGATGATGGTGTCATCATTTTTAAGACCTAAATCAATTTGGGAGTGAACCCAATACCATTTCCAAGATCTTTCCCCTTCCGCCTTAATTCTTAGACGTTCCATGGAAAGAGGCTGCCAAACGCCCAGGAAAGAAATGTTGTTTACCGTTTCCTTTGTGTAGAAGCCCACTTGTTCTTTCGTAACAATGCCAAAAGTAAGCTTGGTCAACCAGCCCGATAGGGTGTTGGCCATGTTAGGCATTTGAGAGACTTGGTTTAGTTTTAGAGCGGAGGCATTAAACATTATTTGCCTCCATTTACTATCTCGTAAGAGATAGAATCTCTTAATTGGCCTGTTTCAACTAAGATCTGATCAACCTTCTTAGTTGATTTGGCCCAATCAGAGAGATCGTCCCATTTTTTCTTAGAGGAACCCCCATTAGCAAAAGCATCATCTATAACTTGCAGCGCAAGTTCCCCGACTACTTTTAAAAATTTGTTCGGTTTATAGATGAAATCATCCTTGGCCTCTGGACTTACTGCGTATTGCTGAAATACCGTTTGGAAGTCATCTTGAATAGGCATCCGTAAGAAAGATCTTTCCGGCAATCTTCTATAACGGCCGCGGAAACCAAACTCATGTGCAAAAGCAATTTCCGTATTGGTAATCTTATCTTGCGACTTCTTTTTGAGCGTATATTTAGATTTCTTGCTGTTCCAATTCGCTTCTTGGCGAGCGTCATCTTTGCCCGATAAGATCCCTACTTTGACGTAGGGATTCTTCTTCCATTGCTTAGCAATGGCCGTAAGTTGCTTGGTATCATATTTAATATCAAACTTCACTTTTCCCCCTAGGGCAAAGTACGGCCAGGAATGGAAAGAACATTTCCCGACATCAGAGGCAAAAGCAGTTCTATATATTTCCCGCCGTATCCCGTCTGACTGAGCATGGTGAGATACGGATTGTTTTGAAATCTGGAGGGGATCGAATAGCTTTCACTGACCGATCCTACTGACTTGCTGGCCACGGCCCATTGATAAGAGCTGTTAAGGCCTTGCGCTGCTAAGCGCAGATCTAAAACCAGATAATGCGCAGCAAGTAACATATAGGCCGTTGTGTAATCGGCCTGCGTTGAAAATAAGTTTTGATTGATGGCGAAATTGGCCTGCGTAAAGGCCTTCGCAATATCGGCATCCGTGACGCCTTCTTCAATGTTGTCTGAATAAGGAAAATCTCTAAACCAATAGTCCTTAAATTCTTGTACAGTCGGATTAGCGTATTTCATTTCTTCCCTATTCAAAAAAACCCGGCGGGGTTTTAGGAGTTTCTATGCAACGAGGAGAACTTTTGCCGGCCGCTGGGTAAACGAGGAGAAGGATGGCGGAGGAGCAACTCTCCGCCATCATCCTTCCTTTAATTAAGCATTGCAGTCGAAATACATGAACTCTTGCGGGCGGAGCAGCGTCACGCCATCGCCAAACTGAGCGCAGGCAACGCTTTCAAACTGATAGCCATTGAGCGTGCTGAGCTGTAAGGCCGTATAGGCAAGAGGAACATTGTGTTTCACGGTTTCAATGTCCGCATTGTAGAGCATGTACCGGTTGGTCGAGCCGCCTAAACCGTTTTGATCTTTGTCCGCGTAAGCAACCGGGAGGATCTTGAAGTCGCCGCCGAATTGGTCGGCAAAGGCCTTTCTAAGGGCCTCGGCCTTCGTGACTAACGGGTAATCCGGGTTGGTGAAGGCCGACAATCCAGCAAAATCACTTAACGGCATCACAAACCGATTCGGTTTGGCCGAAGCATAGCAGTTAGCGTACCAAAGGCCGGCAATCGTCGAAACAAAGGTATTGAGTTCCGAGGCCGTCATGGAGCTGAAAGGCTTCGTAATGGCCGTGGTGTTTTTCGTAGGGCCATCAAGGTTTAATAACCCTTTGCCGCCGGTTTTCGTGCCGAGGAAAACGACTTTCTGTAACCCGAGGTCGAAGTTACGTTTACGGGCCGTTTCAAGGCTGTTGATGTAAGAAAACACGGCCGTTTTTTCGGCTTGCTTCAAAGCGAAGAGGCTGTAAGAAATTTTCTTGGCCCAATTTTTAATGGGCGTTTTCACCATATCAACCGTCGTATCAACAGAGCTTAACTTGCCATCAGCAGCGGACTGATTAACAATCCCCGCTTCAAAGTCTTGGCCAAGTTCAAAAGACCGCCAAGTACCGATTTCTTGCTGCCAAGTTCCAATGCCGGTTTCAAAATCAATGTAGTCAGAAAGATTCCCCACCGTATAGAACTTTTGTTCGCTGATTCTGGCAGAGATCCCCGTGAGGGTCGTAATGACCTGGTCAATCCCCACGTCATTTTTCGTAAGGGCCGCGGCCTGATTACGAATGTAGCTGATGTTGTTATATTCCACTTCGTTCAACTTAATTTCTTTGCCGCTCACCGTAACCGTTTGGCCTTGGGCATTTTTTAATAAGTATTCGGACATTTTAATTTCTCCTATTTTATTTTTTTATTTCTTAGCTCTTAGAGGGCCGGGCAAACTAAGTAGGCAACCACCAACTCTCCCGCGGCCACGGTTTTCGTAGCTTGAGCGCAAGGAGTTTCCGTGCTTACAATCGCGGTAATCCCACCAATGCAGCTAGGATCAATCGCGGCCGGATCACCAGCATTTAAAGCAGAAGTGGCGCGAAGGGTGATGTACGAACCAGCGCGGGCAAATTCCAATGCATCGCCATCTTTGTAGGTGTTTTTCTTAACGTTTAATACGATGAACCCATCAATGCGATCGGTGTTAGCGGTGGCGGCGTGTAACTTGCCATCGCTGCCCCATTTGACCGCTTGGCCAGAAACCAGATCTTCGCCAGCAATGCCGCTGATCGTGTTTACGCTATAGCGTAAGTCTACTTGGCCAAGGGCAGGAGTTTGCGCGAATTGGTTTTGCGATCCGCCCTGCGCATCGGTAGCGGCCGTGAATTGCGACGAGCTGGCCGTCGCATTGCTCGCGCCCGCATCCGTAACAACATTGACCAGGTAGTAGGTTTGGCCGGGAACAAGACCGGTAATCGTGCCGGTTTGGCCGGTTACGCCGGTAGCAGAAGATTCATCGGGGGAAAAACCCGAGGTCTTGCTGATATACCAAGCATAGCTGTACGGGCCGGTACCGCCGGTAGCGGCCGTCACGTTTAACGTTAAACTATCGTGAGTTTTCTTAACAAGAGTAATCGTGCCAGAGGTTAAGGCCATTTTCTTTCTCCTTTAATTAGAAATACTTTTTCGCAAGTTCCGCCCGGTCAGCAGGTAATAAAATGTCCTGATGGCCTGCATCGTTTGCACACACTTGTTGAGCATTGAGGATTTCGTTTAAGAAGTTCTTCTTGACGAGTTCTTCCGTTTTCTTTTCCGTTTCTTCTAATTTCTTTTCTTTTTCTTCCTCGTCAGCATTGTCTTTCTTATCGTCTTCTTTTTTGTCGTCTTCGTTGTCTTTCTTGTCTTTGTCTTTCTTTTCTTCTTCGTTTTTCTTTTCGCATTCGTTATCTTGCTTGCCGCATTCGTTTTCTTTCTTTTCTTCAGGCTTTTTGTCGTCTTCGTTATCTTTTTTGTCTTTCAACTTTTCTTCAAGTTCATTGCACTTGTTGCGAAGCGCATTGATTTCTTTGACCGCTTCTTCAATGGTCATATGTTCATCTTTTTCTTCATTGACCGTAATGATTTGATCTTTAATTTCTTTTAATTCCACGTCCGCTTCATTGATCAAATCAACAAGGGCCGCTTCACGGCCAGTCTTTGGTAGCATCACGGATAACCCTTCAAGGTCAATCCCGTTTTCTACCTTAGACTTTTTAAAAAAGTTGAAAGGCATCTTACTCTCCAATTTTTGGGGTTCTTGTTTTAAAGAATTTTGCAAGCGGAGAAGTTCCGCTTTCTTATCTTCATTGTATTTTTTAAACTCTTCTGGCGTGAGAATCACCGATTGCGCGTAACGAGGATTATTAACAATCGCGAGGTGTTCAAATTCTCCATCGAGAATTTGTTCATCGTATTCTACCCCGTTCCACAATCCTCGC